ATGTCAACCGGCACTACTACCCCATCATCATTAGGGATCTCGTAGTCGCCTTCCGTCTTATACAACTTCCCATTCGTCTCGTGCTGCAGGACGTGTTTGTTAGCGTCGTTGTAGCCAGCTGCCACTATCGGCCAGTAGTTACCATCGGCATCCGTCCAACTGTACCACAAGCCCTGATCCAAGTCGTACACAAGCGTGAAGTTAGCGCTCTTAACCGTTAATCCATAGAACCTATGCCCACCGTGCTTGATCGTCCACGAGAAGATGTTGTCAAAGTCAACCTGGTCGAGTAGCCGCTCGACCGGCGGCGTCGAGATAATCGTCGCCCTTAACTCGTCCATACGAGCAATCTGTGGAGAGACCGTCCGATTGAACGTCATCCATAGCAACGTCCCGTCGATCTGCTGAACCGAGTCCGCAGAGGCGCATCCATACAGGCATTGTGCACCGGGGACTGGCAGCAATGGCGATCCTACAGGATTCCCCGCATCATAGAACGCTTCTACTGTCCACTGCTTCATCGCTATTACGTAGGTCAGATGCTTGGTAAGATACACTCCCTTATCAGGCTCAATTCTAGCCACGATCATGTTGAGGGAATCCCACAACCTGGGATCGTCGAAGCCGCCTATACCACCGTAGCTAAGTGTGGAAGTGCCATAGATATTAGCATCTCTATCCATTACATAGAGAGTGCCGTCCAAGAATGCCCATCCCTTTACAAAGGCCTGAGGGAAGTTAGCTACCAACACAGTACCCGTACCAGACCCAGCTCCCGTCGCGATAAAGATCTCTCCCACCGTATTAGACGCAGCGCCTATTAGGGTGAAGTCTGTAGTACCGAGAGTGTTAATTTGGTATGTAGCCCCAGTAGAGAGTGTAGGCCCATCCGTAGAGGTAACAGGTGGACGGTAATTAGGCGATCTCCGTCTGAGGAAGTCGACAAGCCTCAGAGCAAAATCGGCATCCGTTGGTAGTGGTATCGGAGTCCCGGCGGGCATCAACGATCCCGCCACCAAGGCCACCGTGCCTGTCTCCAGTGGGTCTCCTGGACCTGTAGCTAGGAACTGCGTCCCTGCTGTGTTATTAGCCGCGCCTATCAAGGTGAAGTCCGATGTTCCTGCGTCGATTATCTCATAGGTACTTCCTGTTAGCAAAGCCCCTGAATACACAGGCACAAAGTTCCCTATTGGATTCAGGGTAGTACCATCCGTGTAATACGCCTTCACACCATTCCCCAGCACTAACCACCCAGTACCCAGAATCTCTACAAAGGAGTACCTAGCCGTACCATCTACAGTACCAAAGGCAACTTCATCCTTATAGAGGGTCGTTCCTGCTACGGAGTACAAAACCCCTTGCCAGTTATACATACCCAACCCACTACCACTTAGTTGGGCATACGGCGACAGCCCAATTCGCTTTTCAATCCAATAGTCCTTCGAAATGGGTTCTAGCTCTGCATACCCGTTCACAATCCGAGAATCCCTATCAAAGGACTCGTCACGATTCTGCATCGTGGTGGCTAGCGGCACCCGATGCGGTTGGTCAACTGATTGTGCTTGTGGCATTAGCGGAAGGCTCCCGTAACGTAGGCCACACGCTGGTCAGGCTGGAAGATCGTCGAGGCATCCTCAACATCCCAACTCTCAAGGGCATTCAAGAACACCATTGCCTTCGCGGCACAGCGGTCCATAATTGCCTGTGGTTGGCCTGTGCAAATATCATCCGCAAGGCCCCATCGCAGGGCAAGGAACCACTCTTGGGGAAAACTCACATCGTCAGTGAGGCTAACCATGTTTCCCATTTGCTGCTGGATAACCAGCTGGGCCGTCCCCAAAGCCGCATTCGCATCAGGGACCAACCAGAATTTAACCACCAACGAAGCTCGCTGCTTGTCCACAAAGTACGAATTGATCGCACCAGTCTGGACAACATTCGAGAGCCGAGTATACTCGTCTCGCGAGAGCGGCAAGAGCGGCCTTTTTGTTTGATTTGCGTCAATGTAGTACCCCTGAAGAACCCTAAGGGGCTTCGTCATATCGACATCACCGCTCGGGCCGAGGCTATACGAAGCCTGTCCCACGACGAGCGGCACAGCCAAATCCGTCTGGGTCCAGAGCTTGAGACCCTGGGTTTGCCAGAAGTTAATCAGGTCGTTGAGCCGGTTGAGGTAGTTAGCATACTGCTCGGGGGTAGGGTCATCCCCGTCCTGCAAGTAGCCAGCGTCCACCATCGCCATCCTGATTAGGCGATCTGGAGTATTAAAGGTCGATGGTGTAGTCATAGAGTCCCCTTGAAAAAGTGCCGCCTTAGTATCCTCGGCGGCACCTAGGTCACCTATAGAGCTTGACCAAATGCAGTGTCACAGTGAAACCAGTCGGTCCAGGGTTCTTCGAAAAGCCAGTCGTGGACAGAACAATACCCCCTTGATAACCAAGAGCGTCCATCTTAGGGATAAGTCCGCCGGCCTTTTGGTACTTGTCGTGCCCCTGACCTGCTATCGCAGTAATCAACTGGTTATTCCCCACCGAATGCTTCCAGTACAACTGAACTTCCAGTCCCGTTCCTGCTGACATGGAGTACTGAATGCGATCAACACGAAGGCCTCTTAAGGTCCCTGCGCGTGTGTCGTTGTTCAGGAGGTCCGTCAACTCAACAACAGGATCGAAGTTAGCATCAGAAGTATCAAGCAAACCAGTGACTGTCACAACGGCATTTCGCCATCCATCCTCCAATGTGTGTCGATTGAAGACGTTAGCCATGAGGGGCTCCTATTGACCAGAAACCCGCTCCGCGTAGCCCATCTCGAACTCCCACGCCGGCGCACCCGCGCAAGATGCCCCCCACATCTCCAGGGTAATGTTGACACCCGGAGCGATAATGACAGGGCCACAGGGGATCGTGATGTTCTTAGCAGCACTGGCAGTGAGGACGTTGGTAGGCATAGTGTTGTCACCAAAGGTGAACATCCACATATCCTTTACCACAGGGATAGAGGACTGCACCTGACCCGAACCAAGCACCCTCTGGGAGCTACCAGGAAGCGGCGTCACCACGGCACCGAAGATGATCTGTGCCGCCGACTGGTTCGACGAACCTGTGTTGACGTTGATTGGGGACAGCGCAGTTCCGCCGGAGGTATACCTACCTCCCGTCGTGTAGTCCGCACGAAGTGCCCAGTTCCACACAGTGGCACTCGTCGGAGCCGCCGTCACCAAGAAGCGCATCCACAATGGATAGATGCTCTTACCAAGAGGATCACTCACACTTGCCTTGTTGTAGAGGTACATAACTGGTACGTTCTGGGCATGGGTAGCCGACGCCGTAGCGGCATCGTCCACAACCGAAGTCGTCGTGGCGATACCCGTGCCGGCGGCCTTACCCGACACCGCATCCGTCGAAGACACAATGAACAGTGATCCTTCATCCGCCAGGGCATGGAACGAAGGCCACAGCGGAGCGACCTTCTGGGAACCCGCAGAGGGAAAGAGTACGTTTGGCATGATCTAAACTCCTATTAGGCCGCAGCCGGGTTGATAAGTCCATTGACGTCTGCAGCACCTGTGATGGGGCTGTAGTTCTGGGAGAAGCCCAGCTTGGTACCAGTGGGAATCCAGATACCTGCGCTGTTATCCAGCTGCCACATGTGGTTATTGACGCACATGCCAGTCCAGGTAGTACCCGTGCCTGCAATGAACGAACCACCCGTAGACGAAGTGTTCGGGCGATTAAGAACATTGCGAGCATACAGGAAGCTCGTGTGGTTAGCACTGCCGCCATTCAGCATCGCCGGCGTATCGTTCAGGACTGCCCAGACACCATAGTTGTCCGTAATGGTCATACCGTAGGTGGCGAAGTTACCCGTCTTGATTGCCGTCGTAGCTGCGGTCGTTCCCAGGCTCGAGATGCTGTTACCAGCAAACCTGAACCCATTCGCTCCGTTCGCGATAGTCGCGCCGGTGAAGATGGTCAAGGCATTCAGCACCGACGACGTATCTCTGAACTCGCAGTTCTCAATATTGAAGTCGTGCTGACCACCAGTGATAGTCGTCGAACTCACCGTCTGGGAGATGTTGACAGTGTAGGTCCCTGTTGCTCCGGCAGTCCCGGTGAGCTGAGACATCACAATCGTCCCAGGAAGAACACCCGTCCCCATCAACGCCATACCCGGATAGAGCGTGCCTGTTACCGTACCAGCGGTCAGGGTATACCCTGAGATAGTCGATGTCGCACAGCTTGCCGACACGCCCGAGAAGTTCGAGGCGATATCAGCAAAGTTGTTGATGAACAAGAGATTCTGGAGTGATACTCCGGAAGCCCGAACAGGGATATTCGCTGTGTTGGCGGTAGAGAACGTAATGGTCGGGCGGAACAGCCCCGAACCAAGCCCAATGACGGCTACGTTGGCTACGTTAAGTGCCAAGGTAGTTCCTAGACCTCCCGTCACTGCTACCGTCGTGGCGGCATCCGTTACCTCCTCTCGGTGGCCCGGCTTCACCAGGATAATATCCCCATTGCCATGCTTGCACTTGACGAGTGCCCCATATAGAGTAGCCAGGGGCCGCTGGAACGTCCCAGGGTTTCCATCCGAGGCCGCTACTCCCTTATTAGGGTCTCCCGACAACATCGCGCTGTTGCCCACCCAGAACACATTACCCGGGTGGGTCTGCAGCAAGGGTACCCCACGGAGGCTAAGCCCCGCAGCAAAACCCTGTGGATAGTTGGTAATTGGCATCGCTATTCACTCCTTTCGGACCGGGAGGTTCGCATCCCGGCGGTGCGTTTGTCGCATCAGTGCGGGCATGTACGTACACCACCTCACGATGATGTACGTACACAACCCTCAGTTTTACGGCCCGTTGCTCCCGAAGATGGAGCGGGGGTCCGTGCAGCCTACGCTGAACCTCATATACGTCGAGGCCTTCGCGTTCTTCGTATCGAAGTCGTTGTCCTGGTCGAAGGTCGGCCGAGCGCGCCAGTACATCTGGATGCCATTCGGGCAGTTCGTCCGTACGAACCACGCATGGGCAGCAGTGAAGTAATGGTTCAACTTCAACCCCTTCGGGAAGGCATTCGTTGCCTTGAGGACATTGATGTTGTTGGACGCACTATCCGGCTGCAACACACTCTTCAGGATGCGATTCGCGTTGAACCACTCCTGGCGAGGAATGTGCAGCGACTCCGGCATGATGCTCACGAGCAGGCCGCGATCCGTCTGAACACCCATGATCTGGATGCAGATGTCTTCCAGGGCAGCCTCAGAGAGGTCCGCCGAGGGGCTCAGCTCGTTCGAGTACGTGCCGCCCGTCGCGTTCGGCCTAGCCGTATAGCACAACCTATACCCGTCTGCGTGGGTAAACACGTTACCCGAGAACGCATCGTTGTACACCGCTGCCGCTACGTTCTCAATCGTTTGATTGATAGAGAACGCATTGGCCTGCGTGCGGCGCATCGACACCTGCTCGTAGAGGTTGTCCTGGATTTCTTCCAGTGTAACTTTGTATCCCAGCGCATACGCGATATGGACGTACCGAGACACGTAGCCCTGGATTTCCGAGTCATAACTGACGGACGAGCCTTCAGCCTTTACCGGTGCCAGTCCAAAGCCAGTGATCTGCACATCCTCTTCATACGCACGGGACGAGTCCTGCACGTCGTAGAGGTCCGTATACTCCGTGGGGTGGCTGTTATAAACCTGCCCCCAGAAGGCATGTACACCCGGCCAAAGTGCTTTTGGGTGACTACCAGTGGTGATAATTCCGCCTGCCATTTTAGGTTACTCCTGTTAGACGCCAGTGGTCATCTTGTAAGCGTGCGAATTGAGCATCACCAGCCACCTGGCGTAGTACCCAAAGCCATTACCGGGGGTGCGAGCCAGACCCAGGAGCCGCACATCGAGACCGATGGTAGTGGCTTCCGTGGAGTTGTCCAGGATCGTACCTGACACAAACCCCGTGGTCTGGTTGGCAGTGTAGGACAAGTTGCAGTTGAGGCCAATGGCCCCCGCTACAAGCGCCGTACCAGACCCACCCTCCTGGACTTCGAAGATCAGGAACGGATCATCAGCGACGAATACGTAGTAGTCCTGCGCCTTGGTCGCCGGTGCCCACGTCTTCGTCAGGTCCGTCGGGTTAATCCAAGGGCCATTTGGGTTCGTGCCGATAGCCACGATTACCCCTACAGGACCGCCGCCGTTGATACCTGAGCTACCCGACGCATCTCCAGGAGTGAACTTCTCAACCCCAGGAATACCATTCGCATCACCAGTGCCATTCAACTGAACCACATCTCCCACGTAGTAGGAGTAAGTCGAGTCAGTCGAGGGAATATGGTATACATTCCCTCTGCCGTCATAGTCGCCTGCGATCAGGCTCTTGACTGGCTTCAGACCCCACGGCCTGTTCACGTTTGCCATCTAAGTTCTCCAGGTTGTTAAGGGAATCTATTTGCTGCCTTTACGAGCAGGCCTATTGAACAGGGCAGTCTTTACATACCTTGTACCCTGGTCCTCTGGCGATACCTTTTCAGACCCTAGGATCTGCTCATCACGGAAGATGGCAGACATGATATCAGCGTTCCTCGCGTCGATTTGCTTTCTATCTTCTACCCAGAACTCCTCACGAAGTTTCATGAGGGTGAGGTATTCAGTGCTACCGTCCGCCGCCAGACCGGAGACTACTCGCACGCGGCTGCCCAAGTCGGCGTTCCCGGAGATATCCTTGCTGGTAGCAACGCCACCTTGGTTCAGCTCGACTTCCTTATCCTCTACGAATTCGTACCCAGCTTGGATAGCCCGCGCGATATTGCTATCACGGAACCAGTGAAGGTGATATCCAGGAATATCGCTTACCTCCAACCTTCGCTGGGGAACCGACATAGGCACACGCTTGCGCGCAGGCTTCGCAACGGCAGAATTGGCAGGATTAACAGTGGGCTTGTCCATGATCATTCCTCAGCAAAGTATGACTTAGCGTAATGGTTACGCCATTCTTGGGTAGTCTTGAACGCGCGGCCTTCTCCGACAAGGCGGGCGGCCTGCCGCTCACAAGCGTCTTTAGCATCGGGCGGCAAGTCACCAAAGCTCTTTCCACTGCTACCACGGTGGCCAGGGCCTCCACCTTCGACCTTATCAGGCAACCGTCGAGACCCACCGCCGAATACTGCTTCCACTTCTTCCGTCACCTTATCCAGCAAGGCCCGTCCGGTCAGCCCCGCCGTCTCTGGGTTGGACTTCAACTCATCCCCAATACCCAAAGCCAAAGCGGTACGCCGCTTGTCCTTGCCAAACCACGGATTAGCCGCAGTCCACTCTATCCACTCAGGATTCGCTTTGTAGTCAGCCGTCGGAGTCTCTGGTGTTTTCCCGTTTGGCTTGGCTGCAGGAGCCTTCTCGGCGGCCTTCATAGCGGCCTTGTGCTCCTGGAGCTGCTCGGTCAGCTCAACTTCCAGGTCCACATCCCCTTCCTTCTTGGCCTCGACGAGGGCGGCTTTCAAGCCATCCGCAGTCTCTTTAGCCTTGTCACGAGTGACCTGTGTGTTGAACTCCTTCAAGGCCTCGATGGACTCCGCCGACGCCTTGAGCAGTTCGTTAGTTTCGCTGAGCTGCTTCTTCACCGCGGCCAGCTCTTCCGCCTGCCGCCGGTTGTTAGCCTTGAGAAGCGGCATCAACTCCTCACCCCGCTTGACGTAGGTTTCCGCGTCGATCCACTTATCAGGATCGCCCCGGAACTCCTCCTTCGGAGCCCATCCAAGCTCTTTTGCCCTGGTTTCAATCTCAGTGCTCATAGTCTTTCTCCAATCCACAGAAGATATCTCTATCATTCACGAGGCGGTAGGGCTTCCCATCAGCCACTCCCGTTGCCATGACACCAGCGAATTTCGAGATCAGCACATGGTCGCCTGGATGGGCCCTCGGATGTTTCTCGTCATCCCAGGCCATCGGCCCTATCGCGATAACCACAGCCCTGGTCTCTACCATAAGCGTCCGCTCTTTCACAGCGTCCGGCATCACAATCAATGAGTCTTTCTTCTGAGGCTCATAAGGCTCCACAAGAACTGCATGGCCCAATGGGGTTAAGCCTGACTTATTCACTCTCAAGCCCTCCGATCAATTCCTGGTAGGTCAATTCCGACAAACGACCAAGGATGTGTACCTGGCCCAGCGCAGTAGCGTTCCTCAGCATACCATCCTCGATGGCCTCACTGTGGAAGCTCCCCGCCGCCCACTGTTCCTTCAGGTCCTCCCTCCACCTCTCCAAGAGCCTCAGGTATGCCCGTGTCACCGGGTCCTGCACCCAAGCTAGGAACTGCTCCTCCTCCGGTAGCTCCACCCTCTCCATCGCTTTCTCCTTGCATTGCCTCTATACGTTGAGTAATCATGTCGTTATGTGCTTGGAGGGCATTCACGACGGTATCAATGGTTTTCAGTTTCGCCGTCGTTCCTGCCGTCTCGGCCTGGGCTACCAGGCTCATCGCCGCAGCACTTAGCTGGACTATCTTCGCACTGTTGAGGCGGCGGTCCTCTTCAAGCTGCAATAGGAACTTCTTCAACTCCATCTGGTACTGGCCAAGCTTTCCTTGCTGCTTGAGCTTCTCCAGTTCCATTCGAGGGTCTGGCGGCGCGGGACGTTTCTCGGGACCAGGGTAGAACTTGTCTATACCCTCCACCCGGAGGGCACGGAGGAAGTTTTTCTCTACTTCGGTTGTGTCGTATCCCGGCGATTCCCGCGCCGCCATTCTTAGTGCTTGGGCCTGAGTCAAACGCTGGGGCGTCGAAGTCACATTCGGGTCGGCTACCGGAACAACCAAGTCTGGATTGCTCCGATAGTCTTCCCTTCGCACCGTCATCCCACCCACCCCAAAGCGCTTCGACACCGGCATATACATCCCATTCAGCCGATGCCGCTTCTTAAACTCTTCCTTCATGGAGCGCCACACGCGCTTAAACACCATGTTGTAAACCTGAGACCCCTGCTCAAGCATCGACCGATAACTCTCAGCAGGCGTATTCTGGCCAGGGCTTTCGCCTACCATTACGTCTGTCGATCCGGAGATTCGGTCGGTGTAGTTGATCAGGAGGCTCATTAGTTGGAACATTACCACTGAGGGCTGCCGCTCGGGGAAGGGGACCATGCTCTTCCGTAAGTCATCTCCCGTAGAGTCAACACGCTTCCATTCCCAAGGGGCCATCGTGTAAACGCCCCCTCGGATCTTGGCACCTCGACCCAAGAAGCCTCCCATACTGTTCTGCATGGTTCCTGAATCGAGGAGCTGATTGATACCTGAATTAACTGCTTCGTTGAGGGGACCCAAGAGTATGCCGAAGCCCACATCGTAGATTCCCCCGTCTGGCGACGGAATGAACGAGTACTTGGTATAGTACTCCGTCGGAACGACCCTCAGGATTTCCCCACGTACTGTCCTTTCCACATCCTCTTCACGGTCGAACCTAGCTACGATGCGTAGTACCTTTCTCGATTGCTCTTCGATGGTAACGATGTAAGGCTCGGCATATCCATCCCCATCCAGATCAAGCAGACGATGCTGCTCAAG